CTACGGCATCGTTTCTCAAAGGCTTCTTCTTTACAGCGAGGGTGCAGCGCCCCCTGTCGCCGGTTACTATTGAATGGTGTTGGGCAAAATTGCCGGGCGTGTATTTGAAATTTGGTGTGTCGAAGACACCATTAAAAGACATTCCCCAATACGCCAAAATGACTCCCGATGATGCTAGTCAGCGTTATTTATTTGATGTTGCTTATGGCTTCGCTAATGATTATCCAGCCCCTATTTCCCGCGCCCTCATTAAGCGTTGGGTGGTAAATGGGTTGGGTGTGTCACAAACGAGGTTGGTAACATGGAGAGATCCTTATGATCCTTTGGCACCTTTGAATCCCTTTATGTGGGACTGGGTGGCATATGAACCAGATTACTCTGGTCTCCTAGAGCGTTACAATGAATATGCTGGTGTTGCAAGTGCTATAACCCTGTCCGATCTGGAAGAGCTCGAAGGGTTGATAGCGGGTAGTCAAATTGGTTCGATGATTGAACATCCCTTGGTCGATTTGATTCTCACAGTGGACTATGATGCTGAGTCCTATGTGATGTATTAGAGCATCATTGTGCGTTATATGCTATATGTCTTTGTTTTATTATTTATGAATACTTGTTTTATGTCCTGTCATGGTTGATCCATGATTTTTGGTCAGGAACTGACGGTAAATGTTTCTCTAGCGAAGCGATTCGAGTTTATACTCGTGGGCGGTGACCTACACCTGGAGCTATACATTATAATTATTTTATTTTATTCCCACTTGTCCTTTTTATTTTCATGCCTAAGAAATCTATGCACAAGAAGAAAGCCCGAATCACTAAACTTAGAGGTTCAGGTAAGTATTCGCGCGTTAGATCTGCACTTGGCAAAGCTGCAAAAGTTGGAGCCAACCTCGCATTACGAGGTAGCCTTGGAACCGAAGCTCAATTAGTAGCGAAGGCAACACAAGCCGTCGTGAAGAGACTTCGGGGGTCCGGAGACTATTCTGTCTCGAATTCCCTAATTAAAGGTGGCGCTGGCGCCCCTTTAGAATTCTTTGGCTCGGGTCCCACTTTTCGACTTCAACACCGTGAATACATCGGTGATATCTATTCTGCCCCCACCTTAACCGGTGGTACATCTTCATACAACTCCCAAGTCTATACTATCCAACCTGGTTTATCTACCACGTTTCCTTTTCTGTCTTTGATGGCGTCTAATTTTGAGACTTATAAACTCCACGGATGCGTTATGCAATTCCGGCCTACTTCGGGTATGGTTAGCGGATCCAATTCTGCTATGGGTTCTGTGGTCGTAGCGGCCCAGTATAATGTCTTAGATGCGGCGTTTACTTCAAAGTACCAGATGGAAAATTGGGAAGGAGCTGTCTCAGCTGTTCCTTATGAAACCATTAATTTTGGAGTTGAATGTAAGAAGTCCAAGATATTCTCTGATCGTTTGTATGTTAGAAGTCTTGCACCACCTGCCGGTGCGGATCTCCGCCTATATGATGTATGTGATGTTACTGTGGCCACACAAGGTATGCAATCGGCCAATGTCAATTTAGGGGAATTGTGGATTTCCTATGATGTTGAGCTTTGCATGCCCAAGTTGACTGCCACCGGGGCTGGAACCCCCTATGCCATTATGACTACCTCAACCCCAACCAATGCAAATCCTTTCAATGGTGCTAGTTACTCTATTGGCTCGGTTACGACAATAGCCGCAGCAGGAAATACAGTAACTTTGCCCAGCTCTTTGCCCACTGGTCTTTATATGATGATGTATGTCGTTTATGGTTCTTCCGCATCCTGTGGTTCGTATGGTCAGGTATTTGCTCCTGCTTCCCAAATCGCCTGGGTGGGTAATCCCTCTGGACTTCCATTTTCTCCTATTGGAGGATTTGCTGATAGTGTCACAGAGGCTACTTTCATTCAAGGTGTCTTTTTCACCGTTTCTCCTAGCACGAATCCCGTGGCTATGACGGTGACGTGGAACGGAGGAACATTGCCCTCATCTCCAACCTTGGGTGCTTTATATTTGCTGTTCATCCATGCTTAATAATAATAATCCACCTCATTTTCTTATATGCCTATGCATGCACTATTATGTATAATATAAGCTCTAATACATAGCCTAACAAGCC